ACGATAAAAATCAACATAGCGCGGACATTCTTGCGCTTATCGACGCAGCTCGCGCGCTTCGGCGCCTGGATATTTAAGCGCGCGCATCGTTAGCAATCCCGCGGGGATGTCCCCATTACCGCGGAGAAGTCCCCAGGGGCGATTGGTGATGCATCGTCCCTGGGGGCAACAATTCAACGAAGGAAGCGCGCCATGAACCTGATCAATGAAATTGCGAGTTGGGAAAGCGAACTCGAAAGCCTGCGCTCCGAGGTCAAGATCCTGCGCGAGAGCAAGATCGTCAGCGATTTCGAGATCGACCAGTTACGCCGGCGCAACGTGCAGCTCGAGGAGCGGGTCGAGTATCACCTGACGCGGCATGTGAAGCTCAAGACCCAACTGGAGCGCACTGGCGCCGACCTGGTGGCGTCGCTTTCCGGCTTTGCCGACGAGGCGCCGATCGCGCAGGACGCGCCGCGCATGCTCGAAAGGGCCGCGGAGTGAGTGCCCAGCCCGGCCCCTGGCTTCTTCCCGGCATCAACGATCGCCTGCTCGCGCTGTACGCGGAGGGCCACACCATGCGCGACATCACCGAGAAGCTGAACGCCGAGTTCGGCCTCGCGCTGACCCGCAACAGCATCATCGGCCGGACGCATCGCATCAAACTGCCGGCCAGGGAGGCGCCCGTGCGAGAGAAGGTCAAAAGGGTCTACGTCTACAAGCCCCGGCCGCGACGCTTAACCCGCGTCGACGCGCCGATCGCGCCCGACATGCCCTTAGCGCCGCGTGGCGAGGGCACGGCGCTGACGATCTACCAACTGCGGAGCGGCGACTGCAAGTGGCCGTTGGGCGACATCCAGGACCGGCCGCCGTTTTTGTTCTGCGGCAGGGATGCCGGGGACGCTTCCTACTGCCCGGAGCATCACGCTGAAGGTCACCTCACGCCGCGGAAGGTGTGGATATGACCGACGCCGGCCATCCCCTGAAACTGATCTACCTGTCGACGCCCGACGAGCGGTCGGTCCTCAACGTGCAAACGAGAGACACCGAGGCATTTTATCGTTTCGATCTGACGGACAGGGATCTGTTCCGGCTTTTGTTGCAAATGGCGACTGCGTTGCAGCGGCGGGAGGAGTTCCGATGAGAATGACCGCGGTCGAATACAAGTTCAAGGTTAGCGAGCATTCGCTCCAGGTGTCGCTCATCGAATTCCTCGAGCGGAACAAGAAGCCGAACGTCAGTTATCACGCGATCCCCAATGCCGGCCTGCGATCGCGCCGCATGGGCGCGCGCATGAGCAACGAGGGCCTGCGCGCCGGCGTGGCGGATCTCTGCATCATGCTGCCGGCCGGCAAGGCTGCGTGGCTGGAATTAAAGACCGCCAAGGGCCGGCAGTCGATAGAGCAAAAGGGGTTTGGCGCCATCTGCGCGCGGATCGATCACCCCTATTGCGTCGCCAGGACAATGGAGGAGGCGATCGCCTTCCTGAACAAAGTGGGGGCGCTCAAGTGAACCCCTTCGAAGCCCTCGCCAGCGCCCAGATGGTCGCCGCGACCAAGGCGAAACACCGCGCCGCCGAGAAGCGCGAGGCCCGCGTCAAGGTCGTTCGCTCGGACGCCGACGCGCCGATGAAGCTATCGGAGATGGAACAGGCCCAAGCCGACCAGTCGACCCAGATGCGGGCCTACCGGGCATGGCACCGCGCCGAGGCGAAGGTCATCGAGGACCGGCACGGCGACGACTGGCGGGCGCTGGTGCGCGTGCTGCGGGCGCTATCGATCGACAACGGCGACGAGTTGATCGCGCACGTCAGGGCCGCGGCCTGGCTGCACGGCGCTGACCTCCACACGCGGCGCGTCGTGCTGCGGACGATCGCCAACGCCATCATCAAGGCGCGGCTCGAGAACGGCTATGCGCCGATGTCCGACAGCCTGATGGACGAGCCGCCGACCGTATTTGAAATCATCCGCAATGAACTGAGGGTGCTGACATGAACCTGCAACCGCCAAGCAAGCCTCTAACGCTGTACAGAAATATGTGTACGGCGATAGCTCAATGTCACGAGATCGATGACTGTAAGGATATTGTCGATAAATCAGTTGGCCTATCTGCGTATTACGAGCAGATCAAGGACACTGAAACTGAGCGCATGTTTTATCAAGTCAAGCTCCGGGCTTGGCGGCGCATCGGCGAGTTGTTTTCAGCGGTTGATCTGGCTGGTTGCGAGACGCAAAGCAGCAAGACAAAAAAGATCAGAGAAAATTTTGCCGAGGCCGCAATTCGCGAAATCAGCGATAGCAGAATTATAGAAATTCTGAAGCTGATGGCCGTCCCCGATGCGAGTTTTGAAGTCGCATTGACGAGTGTTGCTCGTGGCAGCATCCCGGCTCTGCTTTGTGTCACACCAGAAGCGATTGCCGAAAGTGAAGCAAGGCATGCGGCCTATCAAAAACAAATTTCCGACCCAAAATTCAGAGAACAGTTAAGGCAGGAGAAGAAACAACGAGAGGACCAGGCCGAGCGGGGGGCGCAGGAAGCCGCTTATGAACGGCATTTGCTTCTAGCCTCTGAAGAAGCACACCACGAAGTTGGCATTACTCTTGACCGTCGATACCGAGCGAGCATGAAGCACGTGGTTTTCCTGATCAAGGAAGATATCCACGATGTGATGCGAAAGGCCGCGTTCGATGAAAAAATCACGATGCAGGAAGTCCTGCGGCGGGGCCTGAAGATGTGGCTGATCGCGCATGGATATGATTTCCCCGACGATCCTCCCAAAAAAGCAGCTTCAGGCCGCAATGAGCGGCAGGGGGCGGCAATATGAGCATCATCAAGCAAACACTCGACGCTTACGCCAACAGCACCAGCAAGGCCTGGGGCCACGATCGGTCGTCAACGATCGGTGCATCCGAAATTGGCCAGTGCATTCGCAAGGTGTTCTGGATCAAGAACGAGAACGACAGCGCGCGCCGCGCCGAGCGCGATCCCGAGTACCGCGACACTTGGGGCGCCCGCATGCGCGGCACGGTGTTCGAGGATAGCTTCTGGGAGCCTGCGCTGCGGGCCAGGTTTGGCGATCGGCTGTTATTCGCCGGCAAGGATCAAAAGACGTTCACCGACAATTTTCTGTCGGCAACGCCGGACGGCCTGATCACAAACCTGACGGCTGCAGAGAAATCGGAGATCGGCACCGATGCCGACTGCGCGATGGCCGAGTGCAAGACCGCGGACCCGCGCACCAACCTGAACGAGGCGAAGTCCACCAATGTCTACCAGACGCAGGTGCAGATGGGGTTGATCCGCGAGAATACCGACTACCGGCCGACGCATTCGATCCTGAGTTACACGGACGCGAGTTTTTGGTCCGACGTGAAGGAATTTGTAATCGCGTTCGATGAGCGCGTGTTCGAGGCCGCCAAGGACCGTGCGATGCGGATCATGACCGCGGCCGACGCGGCCGACCTCAAGCCCGAGGGCTGGATCGCCGGCGGCAGCGAATGCAACTACTGCCCGTTTACCAAGGCATGCGGCATCGCGCGGCGCAATCTGCCATTTGCCGAACAACCAGTCGATGAGCAGTTCAAGGCTGAAATTACCGATATGGCGCGGGCACTGCGGTATGCCGAACAGTGCCGTGACGATGACGACGCCGCGGTTCGCGAGATGCAGGACGAGATCAAAACCCGCCTCCGCGAAAAGGGCGTCAAGAAAATCCCCGGCGTTGTCAGCTGGAATTCCGTGAAAGGCCGTTCCGGCTACGACAACAAGGCCATCAAGGAGGCCGCCATCGCGGCCGGCGTCGACATCGAGCAATTCCGAACAACTGGCGAGGCGACTGACCGTCTCGTCATCCAGATTGGTTCATCAAAAGATGAACCGATGCCAGGCCCGGCATCCGCCGCCGCCTGAAACATAAAACGAGGAACAGAAACCATGAATGAAGTAGTCAATCGCGGAACCACTGCCGTCTCCACGCCCGCCGCCAACCCGTTCACCGCGTACGGTGAGCAGGCCAGCCAGAAGTCGATCGTCGGGCAACTGCTCAAGTTCTCGAAGGGCGATTTCCTCGCCGGCCAGGACAACGACGAGGTGCCGGTCGGCACTCAGTTTATCGCCAACATGGACGAGATGCTGGTGGGCTGGATCCGCTGGGAAGAAAACAAGCCCACCGACCAGATCATGGGCAAGGTCTCGCTGGGCTATCAGGCGCCGCGCCGTAATGAGCTGGGCGATACCGACCAGACGCAGTGGGAAGTCGATGACCAGGGCAAGTCGCGCGATCCCTGGCAGTTCACCAACTACCTGCTGCTGAAGGGCGACGGCGACGGTGAACTGTACACGTTCACGACGTCGTCAAAGGGCGGCCTCTCCGCGCTCGGCGAGTTCACCCGCGCCTACGGCAAGGCGATGGCGCAGCACCCGACCGAGTATCCGGTCATCGCGGTCGGCGTCGACAGCTACGACCACCCGAACCGTTCCTACGGCCGGATCAAGGTGCCGACGTTCAAGATCACGGGCTGGGTGTCCAAGGCCGTGTTCGAGGACGACGCCAACGTCGATATCGTGCCGGACGAGCCCGCGCTGGGCTTCCCTGGCGATCGCACACCGAAGCCGAAGGCCAAGGCACGCATCTAGTTAAACGGCGACCCGGTTAAGGGCCGCCGCCCCTGAGACGCATCCCAAGTGCCCGGCGCGAGGCGTTCACCCTCGCGTCGGGATTTTTCCAAGAAACTCCGGGGTTCAAAATGGCGCAAGCCGCAAATACCGACACTCCACACCCCGCGATAGATTTTATCTCCGCGCTGTTTGGCAACACCGAGCAGCCGATTTTCTTCCAGACACTGGCAAACGACCTCAAAGACCTGGACGAAATCGACAACAAGAAGAAGGTTCTAACCCGCGACGTCGTGCCGATCGTGCGGTTTATCGGCACTCACGATCGCAACAGGCGCGGCCTGTTCTTCTGCGTGTCCACAGTCGCCAAGGGTTCGCCGACCCGTAATAAGGAAACCGTCCGCGAAACTGTCGGCCTTCACCAGGATATTGATTTCAAGGGCATTGTCGAGGACGAGCCGACGATCCGCTCGAGGATTGCGGCGCTGCGCTACCCGCCGAGCGTCATCGTGTTTTCGGGCGGCGGCCTGCATCTCTACTGGCTGTTCAAGGAGCCGATCAACACCCAGGAACACCTGGAGCGGATTGAAATCGACCTGAAGGCCCTGGCCGAGATCGTCGCCGGCGACACAGCTACTTGCGAGGTGTCGCGCCTGATGCGCCTGCCGGGCACGCACAATTCCAAGCGCGGCGATATGCGGGAGGTGGTCTGCGAACGGCTCAACGGCCCGCGGTACGAACTGGATGACCTCGAGGAGTGGATCTGCGAACAGCAGGCCGTCCTGACCCGGAAGCCAGCCGAATCCAAGCCCGGCCAGGTCGCCGAGCCGGTGGACGACAACCCGTTCATGGCCCACGCCCGGCAGTTTGGCTACAAGCCCCGGCTCGATGTCGAGGCCGCCCTGGCTGGCATTCACGCTGGTAACGTTCACGTTACCTTGCGCGACGTGGCGGCGTCCCTGATCCACGCCGGCCAGCCGATCGAGGAAGTGGTCGGGATCCTGATGGAGGCCGCGCGCGTCGTCGGCGGGCCGGACTGGAACTGGCGCGCCGAGGAAAAGAAAATCCGCGGCCTGTGCGCCAGCGCCCTGAAGAAGTACCCGCCCAAGGAAGTGGCCGCCGAGCCGGTCACAGAGCCGGTTTCACGGGAAACGCCGGCCGAGCCGGCTGGCGCTGTCGCCGCCGACGTGGTCGACCTCGGTGAGGTCAAGGCCAAGCGCAAGACCAAGCCGAAGATGCAGGCCACGGCCGTGCACATCGTGCTGGCCGAGGCCGTGCTGGCCGTGATCAGGCAGCGCGGCGAGGAACTGATGTTCACGACCACGGGAGCCTACCGCTACGCCGACCATCTGTGGCGGCTGCAGGGTGAAAAGGATCTGACAGCGTGGCTCAACAGCCTGCTCGAGGAGGGCGCCCGCGGCCTCAAGATGGAAAGCGCCAACCGCCTCGTCAACGAGGCCAGGGCCTACATCATCCGCGACCCGGACCTGCAGGCTGGCGCCGTCCCGTTCGACACGCACCGGCAGATCCCGACCCGATCGGGCCTGGTCGACCCCTACACCGGCGCCCTGACGCCGCCGGCGCCCGAGCACTGGTGCACCTGGCGCATCGAGTACGACTACGACCCGGCCGCCGGCAGCCCGTTCTGGCTGCGGATGCTGGAGGACGTATTCGAGGACCGCTCAGAGGAAAGCAGGGGGCTGCATATCCAGCTGCTGCAGGAGATCCTGGGCTGCGGCCTGATTGACAAAAAAGGCAAGGCACTATCTCGCGCCCTGATCCTGGTTGGCGGCTCCAACTACGGCAAGTCCAGCCTGATCGACGTCATGTCGGGGCTGTTCGGCGAGGAGAAAAACACCACGCCGATGGACACCCTGGCGACTCCTCACGGGCTGA